CTAAGTGAGACCGTCGATCGGCGCCTGGCCCTGACTCCACCGGGCCACGCGCTGAGCTTTTCCTTGTTCCGTGCGCGGCAGCTTGCCCGGCTCGAGAACGTGCACACGGCACGTGATGCCCAGACGTTCTTTGAGTCTCGCGCCGAGTGCCGTCGCGATGTCCTGTGTGGACTCGACCGCCACGTGCAACTGCGGCGTGCTGGTCCTGCGGTCCTCGACGATCAGGTAGTGCGGGCTCGCGAGCTCCAGCACCACCGCCTCGATCTCCGTCGGGAACACGTTGACGCCGCGGATGACGAGCATGTCGTCCTTGCGCCCCTTGAGCTTGCTCATCCGCCTCAGAGTCCGCCGGCCCTTCGGTTCGTGGATCGTCGCCACGTCACCCGTGCGGTACCTCAGCAGCGGCATACCGGTCTTGGTGAGCGTGGTGAAGATGAGCTCGCCTTCGTCGGTCTCCGGGTAGAAGTGGTCCTCCGCGATGTTGAGAAGCCCTTCCGAGTCAAGGGATTCACACACCACACCCGGACCGATCACTTCGGACAGTCCGTAGATGTCGAGCGCCCTGATGTTCAGTCGCTGCTCGATCTCGTGGCGCATCTCCTCGGTCCACGGCTCGGCGCCGAAGATGCCGACCTCGATGCTGTTGTCCTTGTCGAGGTCTTCCGCCAGCCGCAGCGCGTACGACGGCGTGCAGCAGAGGACATCCGGCCTCAGGTCCTCGATGATCCTGACCTGCCGCTCCGTCATACCGCCCGACATGGGGATGACCGTGGCCTGAAGCCTGAGGCCACCGTGGTGCACCCCGAGCCCACCCGTGAAAAGCCCGTAGCCGTAAGCGTTGTGGATGATCGAGCTCCTGGTGGCGCCCGCACCCGCGAGCGCCCTGGCCATGACCTCGGCCCAGACCTCGACATCGTTGGCGGTGTAGGGAATGAGCGTCGGCCGCCCACCCGTGCCAGACGACCCGTGCACGCACACGACGTCCTCCTGCGGCACCAGCTGCAACCCGAACGGGTAGTGGTCCCACAGGTCCTGCTTGGTGATCGTCGGCAGCAGGTGGATCTCGTCGAGCGTGACGTCTGTGCCGCGCGTCACTCCAAGATCTTTGAGCCGCGCACCCTGGAAGTTGTCGGTGCCGAGCAGGCGCTCGACGAGCCCCTGCAGACGCCGTTCCTGCAGCTCGCGACGGGCCTCGGGGTCCATGCACTCGATCTTGGGGTCGAACGGCGCTCCGGCGGTCATCACCCGGTCCTACCAGGCCGAATGCGCTTTGGGTACCCCCGATTTTTATCTCGTGGACCTCTTGATGTACGGTATTGCCACACGAGAACGGAAGGGAAACCTCCCGGGAACGTGGACCTTCTAAGGGGCTGTGGCGCAGCTGGTAGCGCATCACACTGGCAGTGTGAGGGTCAGGGGTTCGAGTCCCCTCAGCTCCACCAGAGAACTACATGCACGAACACCCAGAGGGGCGGAGTCCGATATACCGGGCTCCGCCCCTTCTGCATTCGCGAGGGCGGGTGCTGTGGCGGCCTGGGGGACTCGGAACACGGGTGTGATGCGGCCGGGTCCGGTGATCTTGATCTTGACTACGAAGGTCTCCACAATCGCTTTGCGCTGGTTGGGGTTGCCCGCCTTGATGATCTCCCTGATGTTGTGGTTCACGGTGTCCAGGGTGGCGGCGTCGGGCATGGTGGGCTCGTTCTCCAGCTCCTCCAAGAGTTCGGCTTCGCGTGCGCGGAGTTGTTTCTGTGTGGTGCGGTGCTGGCGCATCCGCTCTTTCGCGGCGTCGTCGTGGGCGTCGAAGGCGTCGGCCTCGAACGCGTCCAGGTACTTGTCGATCTTCGCGGTGACTCGGCTGATCTCTGTCTTGACAGTCTTGAGTTCGGCGGCCACGCCGTCGTGGCTGGATTCGTAGACCTTGCGGGCGGCGTCGACGGCCTCGCGGATGAGGTCGTGCTGGTTGCTGTAGAAGCTGGCCACGGAGTCGAGGATTGCTTGGTCGAGGGCGTCGGCGTTGATGCGGTCCTGATCGCAGGAATCCTTGCCGTACTTCAGCCGCTTCATGCACGTGTAGTAGCGGTAGGTCTTGGTCTTGCCGGTGGCGCGGGTGCCGATCATCGCGTGCTTGCACTTGGGGCAGGGCAGGCGGCCGGTGGCGATGTAGTCCGAGCCGCTGGCCGCGCGGTGGGAGTGGCTGTCGCCGCGCTGGTCCATCAGTCGCACGGCTTCGGTGAACTGCTCACGGCTGATGATCGGTTTGTGGGCGTCCTTGGTGACGATGTCGCGGTAGTGGATCTCCCCGACGTAGGCGTCGTTCTCCAGAATGGACAGAATCCGTTTGAAGGCCCAGAGTCCGCCGCTTCGGGTGCGGTGGCCGCGTTCGTTGAGCTCGTTCGCGATCGCGCGGGAGCCGAGCCGGTCCTGTGTGTACAGATCGAAGATCAGCCGGATGATCACGGCCTCGGCCTCGTCACACAGGAGCCGGTGTGTGACGGGGTCGGTCTTGTAGCCGTAGGGCGGTGGGCCACCCTTCCACTGTCCGTTGTCGGCGGCGCGTTCCATGCCCGCCGTGACCCGGTCCACGATCAGGTCGCGTTCGAACTGGGCGAACATCGCGAGCAGGTTGACCATCATCCGCCCGACGGGGGTGGAGGTGTCGAACGGTTCGGTGGCGGAGCGGAACGCCACGCCCACCTTGTCCAGTTCCTCCAGCAGGCTCACGGTGTCGCGCAGGCTGCGCGAGAACCGGTCCACCCGGTACACGAGCAGGACGTCGATCATGTTCGACTTGGCCCACTGCATGGCCTTCTGCAAGTCGGGTCGGTCGGTGGTTTTGCCGGAGGCGTCGTCTTGGAACTTCTTGACGATCTTCCATCCGGGCTGCGAGGCCACATAGGCCTCCAGCCGGGTGTCCTGGGCTTCGATGGAGTAGGGCTGGTTCTCGTCGTCGGTGCTGCGCCGCATGTAGACGCCGACCCGCACGGTGTCGAGGTCGAGCGGCGAGGCGGCTGCCTTGCCGACCTTCTTGGCTCGCGATCGCCTAGACAAAGAGGTTCCCCCAAACAATGAACGCACGCGCGCGAATAGGCGCGGTTTTTGGCATGGATCGGCCCATTCCGGGATTTCCATCTATCATGTTCCGGAATGTATCACTATTCTGTTGTTTTGATTAATACGCATTTCAGGCTGCGCGTTGTTTCTCATTCCAGGTATTGATGAGGGTCGCGAGTGCGTTCACCGCGTATTCGCGTTGTGTGTCGTCGAGGGGTTCGGTTTCGACCTGCTCGACCGTCCACGTCCGTGTCGGGTGTGGTGCCGCTGTGATGAGGAGGCTCCCTGCGAGGCTGGGCGCGGGAGCCCCCAGGCAGCGCGAGGCCTGGGGGCTCCTCGCGCTGGTGGGGTCAGTCGTGCGTGCGGGGGATCAGTGGTCGAGCGGGTGCAGGGGTCGGCCGGCGTCGTCGCGCGGGTCCACGGTCGGGGTGACGCGCTTCTCTCCGGCGAGCGCGACGCCGAACGCGCCGAGCAGTGCGAGGACGGCGGCGGCGGTGCCGTTGATGGCGTCGGCCTGGCCGGTGGTGAGCAGGCCGGAGCCGACCAGCCAGGAGACCAGGGCGGTGAGCAGGCCTACCCAGGTGGCGACGGCGCGCAGCGGGCGGGGGCGGGGATCGGTCAAGGGGTGTTCCTCCGGTTGGGGTTGGGTGCCGTCGTGGCGTTCGAGCCACAGCACAAATGCCCGGCTGGCCTTGATCGCCAGCCAGATGAGCAGGGCGAGGGAGATGACCCAGTGCCCGCCGGAGCCGAGTCCGGCGGGCTGGGGGTCGGGGGTCACGGCCGGGTGAGCCAGTCGCCCGCGCGGATGAAGTCGGGGTTGGCGATGCCGTTGCGGGCGGCGATCGCGGCCACGCTGGTGCCCCAGCGCACGGCGAGCGCGGACAGGGTGTCGCCGGGCTGGATCTGGTAGCGCTCACCACCACCCCCGCCCCCGCCGCCTCCTGCGGGGACGCGGATGACCGCGCCCGCCTGGATGCGGTCGGGGTTGGCGATGCCGTTGACGCGGGCGAGCTCGGCCACGCTGGTGCCGGTGCGGGCGGCGATGCCGGACAGGGTGTCGCCCCAGCGAATCGTGTAGTCGACCCAGCCGGACGGGGCGGACGGCGGCGCGGGCTGCGGGGCCGGGCCGGGGGCGGGTGCGCCGTCGAGGATCAGCGAGCCGATCGACCAGCCCGCCATCGTGACGTTGCGGTCGACCTTGCCGGGGAAGCCGTGGACGTTGCCTTCCTGGGAGTGCTGGTGCAGCGCCAGGCGGGGGTGGGCGAAGTCGACGCGGCCGGGGTCGCCGTTGTACTGCGCGCACCACAGCGCCACGCGGTCGTCAGCCCATTCGTTGGGGCGCAGGCGGCGGGTGAACCAGTGCTGGTTGGCGTAGACGGCGATCTCGCGGCGGCCGGTGCGCTCGCGGAACAGGCGGATGAACTCGGCGACGAAGGCGTTGGGGTCGCCGAAGGTGTGGTGTTCCATGTCGAGCATCGGCCACAGCGAGCCGGAGCCGAGCAGGCCGCGGGCGTTGAGCTGGGCGATGAAGTGGTTGACCTGGCCGGAGACGTCGCCGGGGTGGGCGTAGTGGTAGCCGCCGGTGGCGATGCCGACGCCGCGTGCGCCGTCGACCTGGGCGGTTGCGGCCGGGTTGACGTAGCCGGTGGCCTCGGTGACCTTCACCGAGCAGAAGCTGATGTTGTGGCCGCGCACGGCGGGCCAGTCGATGTTGGTTCCCTGCCAGGAACTGATGTCGATTCCGTAGTCGGTCAAGAGAGCCTTTCCGTTGTGGGAAAACAGAAAGGCCGCCACCCGAGGGCGGCGGCCCCTCGGGTGGCGTGAGTAGGAACGGGTCAGGTGTGGCGCCGCACGGCGGCGGCGATGTCTTCGGCTTCGCGGCGGCGGTCACGTTCGCGGTCGAGTTCGTCTTCGACTTCGCCGAGGCGGTCTTCGAGTACGACGATCCGGGCGCGCAGGCCCTTGATTTCCTCGGCGTGCGCGGCCTCGCGGGCGGCGAGCGCGGCGAGGTAGTCAGCGCGGTCAGTGCGGTTGGCGGTCAGTAGCCGGTGGTTGGCGGTGAGCAGGTAGCCGACGACGATCACGAGCGCTCCGGCCACGCCGAGCTGGGGCCACAGGGAGGGGTCCATGTACCTCCCCTCGATGTGCAGGGGCACGCGCGCCGGTCAGGGAACGCGGATGCCTTCGCGGGCAAGGACGTCACGCGCGGCGGGGTCGACGGCGGGGTCTGGGGACAGGCCGGTGTCGGTGGGCGTGCCGGGGCTGGTGGTGGCGCGCAGGGTGAGGAACTGCCGGATGCGGCCGGTGTGGTCGCCGCTGGTGCGGATGCCGATCACCCACGCGTCGGTGTTCAGCGCCGCGCCGACGTCGTCGACGACGCGGACGAGGTCGCCGAGCGTGATCCGCGGGTCGGGCAGGATCTCGATGTCTCCGAGGACCGGAAGTGGTTGCGCGGCAACGGAGAGCAGGTAGTTGGCGATGCGTCCGGCGGTGCCGAGGGTCTGAATCCACGGTGTGGGCGGGACTTGGTAGACCTGCGCGCCGTAGCGGGCGCGGCTGGTGGTGTCGTAACGGCGGGTGGACAACCGGGTCGGACTGCCTGACGCGAGACGCTGCGACCAGATCGACAGCGACGGAGCACCGCTGGTGGTGACCATGTAGCAGGTGCTGGACGACCGGTTGCGGAAGGTCACGCGCAGGGTCGCGCCGTCGCGTTCGGTGGTGGACTCGATCGAGCCATGCACGCCGAGTTGCCCGTTGAGCGTCGGGGAGAAGCGGACGCGGCTGGTGTTGGCCGGGGCGGTGGTGGCGTAGACGATCGGCGGCGGGCTGTCGTACTCGCTCACGTCGTAGTCGTAGGAGACCGTCAGCGTCTGGAACGCCGCGATGGAGCGCACCGTGGTTTCGGCGAACCGCTCGGCCGGCGAGCCGGTGGAGTAAAGCTGATACGGGACGTCGATCGTGTTGCGGATCGAGTCGATCGCCTCGGACACGCGCAGACTGGCGATTTCGCGCGCCGAGGTCACGCTGATGACGGTCTGGCCGGGCGTGGTGAAGCGGGTGTTGTTGCGGTAGCGAAACACCCCGTAGGGGTCGAACTCGGCCGTGGCCTGTTCAGCCTTGGCGACGCTGGTGATCACCTCCCACGCAGAGCCCTGCACGGGTGGAATCGCGCGCAGCTCCGAGGTCATCTGATCGAGCACCGCGCCACGGGTCCAGGTCTGGGTGAACTCCTGGCGTGTCATGGCGTTCTCGCGCAACGACACCTGTACGGCCTCGATCGGCAACGCACTGGTGAGTTCGATGTAGTTGAGCTGGGAGAAACCGAGTTCGGTGAACGCGCCCATGTCGGTTTCGCGGTAGGTGTTGAACGCCGAGCTGGTGATGAAGTAGCGGGCGGACGGGGTGCGGCCGTTCCAGGTCCAGTGCACGCCGATGTGGTAGACGCTGGAGAACCGGATGCCCATCGCGGCGTCGCCCTTGACGGTGCCGCCGGTGCCGGTCGCGCCGATGTTCATCTGGTCTTCCGCGAAGTCGAACCAGAAGTAGATGTCGTTGATGTTGTTGTCCGCCTGGAACACCAGCTTCATCTCGACGCGGTTCCCGGACGCTTGAAGCGACGTGCGGTCCACCCAGAACTCGGTGAACAGCCCGCGTCCGCCTACGGTGGTGCGGGTGCGCGGGTCCCAGCGGACGGTGAAGGGCTGCGAGCCGGGAACGGCGGCGATCTCCCACGGCGCCCGGTCGCGGCGGTAGGTCAGCGAGTTGTGCGTGTGGTCGCGGTAGAACCCGATGTCCGGCACTACTCCGCCGTGCATCGAGGCGTACAGCGTGCAGTCCGCGCGCGGCGGTGGCGCGCTGTGGATGCCGCCCTCGCGCAACAGGTGGTCCACCACCCACGTTCCGGAGGCGATCGGGTTGACGTTCGCGGACAGGACGGCGGGCAGCCGGGCGGCGTCGCGGAGCTTCTCGGCGCCGTCGAGCGCGGACACGGCCACGGTGCCGGTGCCGCTGTCGGCGGACCGGTCGCGGACCTGACCGCGGAAGCCGGGCAGGACTTCGCCCGCCAGGCCCCAGCCGTGGGTGATGGACTGGCCGGGCCGGGCGATGTCGCCGCTCAGGTGCGGGGCGTATGGGCTGTAGAGCTGTGCGGCGGTCTTGTCGTCCGCGCCGGTCAGGTTCAGCCGCAGTTCGGCGGCGGCGCTGCCGTTGGCCGCGCGCATCGGCGCGGGCAGGTCGGAGTCGTAGGAGCGGTCGAGCGTCCACGAGGTGACTTGGTCGGTGAGGTCGCGGCCGGCGAGCCGGGTCAGGCTGGTGTTGGTGCGCTCGGCGTCGAGCAGGGCAGAGGTGAGCTTGCCGCTAGCGGGGAGGACGGCGCACCTCCACGAGGGACAGCGTGAGGTCGTGGTGCGGTGGCCGGGCTTTGTCGCTGTAGCCGGTGACGGACATGGGCGGGCAGCCGTCGCCGAGTGCGCCGAGTTCGCCGGGGGCGATCGGCTCGCCCATGCGCATGATGACGGGGCCGAGTGGCTTCGTTCCGCTCCAGGCGCGCAGGATCACGCGCAGCGCGACGAACGCCGCACCGGAAGGGGGCACGGCGGTCAAGGTCGGCGCGGGTCCGTGGGAGCTGACGAACCCCTCGGTTGCCGTGTAGAACGTCATTTGGCACTGCGCGTCGGGCAGGCTTGCTGCCATGTGTACGGGAAGGCCAGCGGTGACGGGGTAGCCGATCCAGTGCGAGTGGTCGTAGACCAGCTGGTCGTTGTCGCGGGGATCGGTGAGGGTCAGGACGTGGTCGGCTCGTTCGATGAGCGTGCCCCATCCGCTGTTGGCGATGGCGGAGCGGGGGCCGTAGCCCTGCGACTGTCCGCCCTCCAAGAGGTTGCGTGAGGCGGGGTCGATCACGACCAGCGGCCCAGGTCCGTACACGTTGCGCGCCAACGCTTCCAGCCACTGCGATTCACTGTCGGCAAGTGCCGACCAGGACAGCGACAGCCGCCGGGGTGGCGTGGCCAGGCGGGTCGTGGTGACCCCGCCCGACAACGCCGCGAACTCCTCCACCCCGATCTGAACGGAGCGGTCGAACTCTGTTGCCGCCTGGCGGACTTCACGCATGAGTCCGGGCGGCCCGATCCACAGCGAACCCACCAGATCACCTCCGAGACAACGCGTGCTGACCCTCGGCCGTGGCGCGGGCGATCTCGGTCGCACCGACCTGCACCACGACCGGCCGTGCGGCTAGGCGCTCGATCGCGTCGACCAGCACGGCGAGGTCCGCATCTGGTCTGCGGTCGCGGCCGGCCGTGGCAGCCGCCTTGCCCGCGAGTCGTTGCGCGGCAACGGGGCCGGTCTCGACGGCGAGCGTGGCGGCGGGGATGCGGTCGGTCAGCTCGGTCAGGTAGCGGCGCACGGCCGGTTCCTCGGCCTCGAACCCGTCCACGAGAGAGCGCATGATGAGCACACCGTTGGCGCGCAACAGCTTCGCGTCCCGCTCGGGCGGTCCCTTCCACGAGGGCAGCAGGTTGGTCAGCTCGGCCAGCTTCGAACGGACGTAGCCGATCATGGACTCGATGCCGCGCAGGAAGCCGCGAATCAGGTTCTTGCCCGCTTCGAGCAGCAGGGAGCCGACGTTGCCGAAGCTGGCCAGGATCTGACCGGGCAGGCCGCCGAAGAAGCCCAGCAGCGACCGGACGCCCAGCTCCGCGCCGGAGGTCAGCAGCCGCCAGGCGGCCGACGCGATGTCCTGCACGCCGCGCCACGCGCGGGACCAGTCACCGGAGATCACCGCTAGCCCGGTGGTGATCACGCCCTTGATCAGCGCTAACGCGCTGGAGATGATCTCCAGCGCGTTCTGGAAAACCGGTTTCACGCCGTCGTTGATGAACAGCTTCAGGACGGGGATCACGTACTCGGTGAAGACGGCGGCGAGCTTGAGCAGGCCACCGTTCCACAAGGTCATGATCGCGAGCGCCTGCACGATCACGGGCACGAGGTCGGCGAGCAGCGGAAGCAGCTCGGGCAGCAGCTCGGACACGATCCGGAGCAGGAGCGGCGTCATCGGCAGCAGGCCCTCAGACCAGAACTGCACCCACGCGGCGACCAGCGGCGGAATCAGCGGAACGAGGTTGCGCAGCGCGTCGGCCAGGATCTTGCCCAACAGGGTGCCGGTCTCGATCAACGACGGCGTGGCGGCCGACAGGTCCAGAGCGGTCACGAGCTGCCGGATCGACTCGACCAAAACCGGGAGAACCGGCCGGGCTTGCTCCCAAGCGGCCAGCAGGACGTCAGACCAGATCTCGGCCAGGATCGTGACCAGCGGTAGCGCGGCCTCGATGGCCTGAACGAGCGCGCCACCTAGCTCGGTCGCGATCGGGGTCAGGGCCTTGAGCAGCGCCGACGCGGCGGGTACGGCCGCCTGAAGCGCCGATACGAGTAGGCGGCCGATGGCGGCGACCAGCGGTTTCGCCGCGCGCGCCAGTTCGAGCAGGTCGGGTGTCAGTTCGCGGATGCCGTCGGCCAGCGCGCCGCCGACGAGCTCTTGCACGAGCTCGCCGACGACGGGCGCGAGCTCGGCGGCGATCGCCGAGACGGCGCCCAATGCTGGCACGAGCACCGAGGCGAGCGCCTGAGCGGCGATCCCCGCCAGCGGTGCGAGCACGGCCAGGATCTCGGCGGCCGGTTTCGCTCCAGCGGCCAGCGTCGTGAAGGCCTGCCCGAGCGATGAACCGAGCTGCCCGACAGCCGGGATCGTGTCGGAGGTGAACGCGCGCCCTACGGCCTCCAGCAGCGTGAGCAAACCGGAGGCAGCGGCGTTGAGGCCGCCGAAGAACTGTTGTAGCGCAACGGTTCCCTCCGCCGAGCGGAGGAACGCCAGCATGGAACCGGTGAGCGCCGACAGGGTGGCGAACAGGCTTGCGCCGTGGGTGTTCGCGGCGGACAGGACCGTGAACGCGATCCGGCCCAGGTTCGCGACCGTGGTCAGGAAGTCGCCGACCGCCGACAGTCCGGCGCTCATCCACTCGCGCAGCTGCCCGGTTTCGCGCGCACGGCTGACGAACTCGGCCAGACTCGTTGCGCCGTCAGCGAATCCGGACGCGAAGCCGGGAAGGAACTCCGAGCCGACCGCCGCCAGATCGCGGATGATCTGGAGCAGCGGCGCGGCACTGCCGGACAGTGCGCGGACGGATTGGCTGGTCTGGTCGAGGATCAGCCGGATGTCGTCGACGGTGCGGCCGTCGCGGGCGAACGTGGCGGCGTTGCGGGCGGCGAGGTTGAAGCCTCCGGCGACCTCGGCCAGGCCGCCGCGCAGCACCGGCAGGTAGGTCCCGCCGAGCTGGTCGACTTCCTTCCCGAGGCCGTCGAACAATCGGCTTTGGACGTCGAGCTGCAGGCCGTCGAGTTGCGGCCGCAACGCCCGCACAGCGTCGGTGGTCTCCCGCATCGCGGGCGGGAAGTCCTTGATCGCCTTGGCGTAGTCCGCTGCGCTCTCGGCCTTGAGCGCATCGGAGAGGCCTTCCACGCCGAGCTTGAGCGTGTTGACCGCGACCGCCGCGGCGATGCCCACGGCCGGAAGCACCAGCAACGACCCGGACGCGGTCGCCGCCGCCGCGCCGAGACCGCCGGTCAGGCTGATGGCCTGCGCCAAGACCCCGGCGAACGCCCCGTACTTGAGCGTGGCGGCGCCGACGGCGGCCGTGTTGCGGGTGACCTCGGTCGTGGTGCCGGTGATCGCGCGGTCGAGCTGGCCGAGCCCCGCCAGAGTGGTGGTGAACGACTTGTCCAGCACCGCCCGGAACGTGATCGCCTTGCGGCTCTGCCGTTCCCGTAGCGCGTTGGCTTCCCGCTCGGCCGGGAGGGTGTCGAGCTGGGCGAGCAGCCGCATGGCGGTCTGGTCGCCCTGGGCGGCGAGCTGCTGGAGCTGCGCGCGGGCCAGCGCGGTTTGGATCTGCGCGCCGAGGCTGATGTGCGGGTTGCCGCGCTCTTCCTCGTTGATGGCCCGCTTCACAGCGGAGCCGAGGCCCACGAGGCTGGGCAGGACCTTGAGGTAGGCGTGTCCGACGAAGGTCAGGGCGATCACCCGCCACGCATCCACAGCGCGATCTCGCGCAGGGACTTCGTCTCGGACTCGGTGGTCTCACCTCCTCCCGTGGCCGGGGCGGAGGTGTCGGGCGGGTCGAACGGGCCGGTCACGTCGGCGACGGTGACCTTGTGTCCCAGCGCGGTGGCGACCGTGGCCCACAGCAGCGTGACGCGTCGCTCCAGCGTGGCCAGCGCGAGATCCGCGCGAGTCCAGCCGGCGTCGGCCCCTGCTGTTCGCCACACGGCCGCGTCCTCGGGGAGGTTGGCGACGAGCGCGCACACGCGGCGGTAGGACAGGGTTCCTCGGTAGAGGTCGAGCAGGTCGACCCCGTATTGGAGGAGGTCGGTTTCGAGTGCTTCGGCGGTGGTGTCGTCGGCCAGCAGGCGGCCGACGACTAGCGGTTTCCCTTCCCCAGCTCCCGCATGATCGCCTTGGAGAAGTCGTCCGCGTCGCCGGTGGTCTTGGCCAGCTCACGGAACGTCGCGTACTGGTCCTCACCGAGGATGAGCCGTAGGGCGGTGAGGGTCTGGCCCTGTTCCTCGGCCTCGATCGCGTCGAGCGGGTAGTCCTGTGGTGCGGGCAGGCCGAACCGCTTGCCCCGCCACATCACGGCCGAGCCCGGCTTACCGGTGGGGTGGCTGGTGCCGGTCGCCTCGCGGCGCTGGCGCTGACTCACAGTCGTTGTCTCCTAAGGGGTTCAGTCGGACTTGCCGGATACGGCGAGGGAGCCGCCGCCGGGTGTGGCCAACAGGACGGCGGGGTCATCGGTGAGCCACACGGCCAACGTGGTGCCCGAGGCGGGCGAGAGCGCGGCGAAAGTGAGGCCGTACCTGGCTTCCTGGGTGCGGGTCCACTGGGCGTCTGCGGTCTCGGAGACCTCGACGCGGGGGACGTAGAGCCGGTGGTGGTAGATCTCGGTGGCGCTGATCTGGTCTGTCCAGTCCACGCACAACGCGCGCTCATCGCCCTTGGGGACGGCGCTGATCTCGGCGCGGTACTTCTTCGAGCCGGTGGCCGTCTCGGTGAAGACCATGCCGCCGAAGTAGACGCTGAGCACCGCGCCCTTGGACTCCTGGAACACCGACGCCACGGTGAGTTCCTGGGACGTGTAGATGTAGCGGGCCGGGGTGATCTGCTGCCAATGCGTGGTGCCCGACTTCTCCACCGCGCGCTTGATCGTCACGCCGTCCTCGGTGGACAGTCCAAGGCCGGTCCAGGCGGTCGGGAGCGCGGTGGTCGAGTCGGGCGGTTCGGGTGTGCCCGGTGGGGCGAGGGACAGTTCCCCGGTACCGGGGACGCGAACGAGTGTGGGACGAAGAGCCAAGCGGGTTGCCTCCGGAATCGGGAGGGAGGCCCCGCGCGGTGAAGCGCCTCGAGTACGGGGCGGGAGCCTCCGTAGCGGAACAAGGGGTCAGGATCGGGCAGGGGTGCGGACGCGGACGGCGACCGTGGCGGTTGCCAGGGGCTTGCGGGTGTGCGGGTCGGGGGCGGCGATCGGCCCCACGATGGGCTCGGCGTCGAGCAGGCCGCGTGTGCCGCGCAGGGAGCACAGCAGCGCGAGCGCCAGGCCGACCGCGGCCTTGGCGTCGTGCTCGGTGCGGTGCCAGCACGTGAGCCGCAGCACCACGCGTTGCACGGCGGGCCACCGCCACGTGTGGCCGTCCTCGGTGAGCCGTAGCCACGGCAGCGACGGCGGGCCGCCGTGTTGGCCGTGGCCGGTCTCGGTGCCTGCCTTGATCCCGGACAGCACGGGTTCGGGGCGGGCGGCCAGCAGCGGACGCAGCAGCCCGAGCACGAGTTCCACCACGTCGACCGGGACGGGGATCGGGGCGGGGATCGGGGCGGGGCCGGTCATGTGTCGGGGCGGGTGTCGATGCCGTGCACGTTTAGGCCGAGCGCTTCGGCCGCGCGCGTCAACACGCCGTGCTTGGCCTCCATGCCCATCCCGGCAGGGTGCTGCACCGCCACCGTGAACGCGACGCGATCCGGGGCGGGGTCGTCCAGGACCTCGACGGGCAGCAGGTCGCCGGAGGTGACCCGGTGGCCCTGGGAACGGGCGTTGGTCGCCACCTGTTCGGCCAGTTCCTTCACGTGCGCGGCGAGTTCGGGCGAGGTGCGCAGGAACTCGCCCATGCTGTCGCGGTCGACGCGGAAACCACTGAAGGCCTTCATGGTTCAGCCCTCCACTTCGGTCAGCCGCACCCAGAACCGTGTCCGGCCGAACGCGGGTTCCCACATCTCCGGATCACCGTCGACGCGGAACGTCCGGCCGCGCCACTCGACCTGTTCACGCGCGCCGACCGGCGAGTACGTGAACAACCGCCAGCGCGTGATCTTCGGCTGGCGGCCGGTCTCGGCGGGCTCGGTCGAGGTGTTCGGTTGCATGTAGCCGCGAACGTCGCGGCGGGGTGCGCCGGGGCCGTAGTCGGCCGCGGGGCTGGGGTTGCCGTACTGGTCTTCAACCTCCAGCGGGTCAACGAGAGTCACGATGTGCGGAAGCTGCAATGGGCTACGTCCAAATGGAGAACGCCCCGCCGTTGGGGGCAGGGCGTAAGAGGTCGAGTTCGGTGTCGGTGAAGTAGAGGCCGCCGCTCCCGTCACCGGCGAGGGTGCGGGAGTGGCCGCCGATCGCCTCGTCTTTCAGACCCTCGGGCGGGGTGGCCAGCGCACGCAGCACGGCGGCACTGACCACCCCGACCGCCGTGGCGGGTGCCGGGACGGTCATCGACGGGACGAGGCTGCGCGCCATCGCCGAGGCGTCCGCGCACAACACCGTGACACGGGCGCGCTCGGCCGGCGTGAACTGCTGCTCGGTCCGAGCCTGGACGTCATCGACGGTGGCTAGCAGCGGCGGCGCGGGTGAGGTCACACGACCACCACCCGCAGAGAAGATCAGTCGATCAGACCGGCGGCTGGGGCGAATCGTCCGGCAGCAGCGCAGGCCGAGACCAGTCCGTGCGGTGGTTGGCGTTGGCAACGGCGACGTTGCCCGCCGTCACCTCGGCCGCGCCAGGATCGACCACGGCGCCGTGCTCGGCGGCGGGAAGCTTGAACCAGCCCGAACAGCCCTGCACACACGGGTGGGACACCTCGGTCAAGCACAGCGCGCCATCCGGACCTGGCACCGGTTGCTGCCAGGTCATCGTGCCTGTGCCGTCGCACAGGTCGCAGGCTTGGTCGCGCTCCACGCCCATGAGCATTCATCAACGTTCGCTGTAGTCCGAATGTCGCCACCCGAATGGGTGAGCGGCTGGTCGGTGATTCGTTTGAGGTCGTTCGCCTGGCCTGGCCAGGTGTCAGGACTGCGCCTGGTCCTTGGCAGGACGGCCACCGACCGCGCGCACGCCGAGTTCGGCGGGCAGCCCGCGCAGCGCGTCGGCCGTGGCCTTGTCGGTCACCTCGGCCTCACCGTCGCGGAAGGTGACGCCGAGGTCGTGCACGACGAGTTCCTTGTAGACGCTGCTGGTGAACCTCACGCGCCACCTCCGGCCGGGGCTGTGGTGGTCAGGCCGGTGACCTTGCCGTGCGCGATCTCCGGCCCGTACTCCAGCGAGATCTCACCGTAGATCTGCGCCTTGTCCGTGGAACCGGTGCGCGCCAACGGTTCGGAGAACAGAAAGCCCTTGCCCGGAGTTTCCAGCAGCACGGGCGCGCACTGGTCGAGGCTGACGACCTGCACGGTGTCGGCGGGCATGTACCGGTTCAACATGATGTTGAGCCGCCCAAAATCCGTCTCAATCGTGGAGACGGAGACACCGCCGACGTTGCGCGACTGCTCCTGATAGTTCTTCTTGGTGACGAACTCGTTGGTGAGCTGACGCTTCTGCCACGCCGCGCACATCAGGGTGGCGGTCTCGCTGACCTGGATACCGCCGTTCTCCCAGACCTTCTGGAGCAGATCGAGGATCATTGCCTCGGTCAGCGGCTTCGGCTGGGCGTTGGTGATGACGTTGGTACGGGTGGCCTCCAGGATGCCGCGCGTCTTGCGCACCGTGGAGTTGTCGGTGGGCTCCTGGAACTTCCCGACGATGAACCCGAGTTCGACGTCACGGCCGATCTGCGTGAGGGCCTGGCGGGTCTGCCAGTCCATTTCGTTGGCCACGGCGTTGGTTCCGCCGACGCTCGCCGCGTTCGGGTGCGCCGAGCCGGTGCCAGCGAACATCTGCTGAGATGCCTGCCGGGTGTAGGAGACGCCCACGGTTTCCTGGTGGATCTCCAGGACGTTGCGGTCCTGGCCCCGGACGCGGGTCTCTGCGGACGGTGCGTCCGCGCCTTCGAGGCGCTGACGGTTGGCGTCCGGCGGGCGCAGGTCGTACACCGACCAGGTGTGCACGATCCCGTTCGCCCGCTTACCGCCGGTCAGACCGCCGATGCTGGACAGAAACGGGGTGTCGCTGGGAGACAACGAAAAAAGTTCGCCGACGAAGTTCGGGGAGTTGTAGGTGTTCGCAATGGCGGCTACGCCAGGCATGGAATCCTTTGCTGGTAACGGATTCCTCGGCATGGTGCCGGTGGCGATTTACCCGCAGCGCGGGAGCGCGGGCGGCTGCTGGAGTGCGTAAGTGTGTGCGTGACCTCGGCCGCCCGCCTCCTACTTGCGCGTGTGCGCGAGAGTCGCCGTTGGGCGGTGCCGAGGATCTACAGTGGACAGTTGGCGGTGCGCGGTGGCACCACGGTTCAGCGCTGGTCGCGCGCTTGGGCGGCGAGCTGCTGATTCTTCAAGCTGATGGCCGTGGCCCAGTCGCCGCGCGCTTCGGCTTCGCGGATCTGCTCCGCGACACCGGACGGGCCGTTGCGCTGGCCCTGCGAGGGGTCCGGGGCAGGGCGGCGCGGGCCGTCGGCGCGCGCGAGGTGCGGGCGCTGCGTCAGGACCTCGGAGAGGTCGGCCGTGATGGCGGCGGTGTCGATCGCGCCGTCGTCGGTGATGTAGCGGTTCCGGTCGTCGAGGTAGCGCGGCGCGTCGGACGGGTCGGCCCAGCCGGTTGCGGCGGCGCGGATCTCCGCGTCCAGCGCGAGACGGCGCATCGTGGCGAGCTGCTGTTCCACGGCCGTTGCGCGGGCGGTGGCGCGTTCGGTCTCGGTCTGCTGCGCGGCCTCGATCTCGTCCAGGCGCTTGGCCTTCTCGCGGTTCTCCCGCGCCGTGGTCTCGGCCTTGGTGAGCTTGGCCTGTGCCTGCTCGTACAACGCCTTGAAGTCCGGCGTGGCCGAAGCGTCGGCGGCCGGGTCGGTGACGGGCGGTGCGGCCGGTGGTGCGGGTGGGCTGGCCGGGGCCTGCACGGGGTTCGCGGGCGGGGTGTCGGTGGTGCTGGTGGTCGGGGTGGTGGGCTGGGACAAGGGCAGGAAAACCCCCTTTCCGGGGCGAGGGAACAAACGCAGAGGCGCAGGTCAGCGCACGTATCCGAACCGGCCGAGTTGGCGGATCAGCTCGTCCCGGTCGCGGGCGGTGTTGACCAGCTGGGCGGCGGTCGGACGCGGGACGCGGGAGCGGCTGTACCGGCCGCCTTGCTTGGCCAGCTCGCCGAGCTGGCGGCCGTGGCCGCGCACGGTGGTGGCGTCGAGGGTGTACTCATGGCCGCCCGCGACGTAGACCGCGTTGCGGCGGCGGGCGTTGACCGTGCGGGAGATGTCCGCTCCAGCCCGGATCGCTTCCGCGTCACCAGGCCCGAAGGCCTTGTTCTGCTGGGCCGGGGTCATGGACTCGAACAGGCCGCGCGGGGTGTTGCTGGGACGGTCGTCGCGCCACTGGTCGTGGGTGACCGGGCGCATGTCGCAGTCGCAGGTGGGATGACGCTCGAAGCCGGTGGAGAAGCTGTAGAGGCGTCCGGCCAGCAGGATGCAGCGCCCGCACGCGGGCAGCGTCACGACGCGTTCGTATCCGGCGAGCTCGGGTTCGAGGATCGCGGCGGCATGGCGGGCGAGGCGGCCGGCGTCGGCGGCCTCGGTCGTGACGTAGGTCAGCAACTTGGCCAGGCCGAGCGCGTGAGCCTCGGACGGGGGCATGCCGGCGAGCAGAGCCAGCCGGTAGCGGCGCAACGCGAAGTCCACCAAGGCGGCCAGCGGCAGGCCGTTGGTAGCCAGGCCGGAGAACATCGCCGACACGAGCGCACCGACCGGGTTGGACACCGCGCCGAGGGCGGCGAGGGTGGCGGCGATGTAGAGCGGGGCCAGCGCGGCGGCCTCGGCCTGGGCCTGCTCGATGGTCGCGACGACCTGCAGGCGGACAGCTGCGGCGGCGGCCGAGTCAGCGGCGGGGCTGTCGAGCTGCCGCCACGCGGTCTGTGCCTGGTTGGCGGCGGTACGGACGATGCGTTGCTGTGCCCTGTAGAACTGGGCGTCCGTCGCGCTCGTGGGCGTGGTCACGGGCACCACTCCCGATGCACGGTGGTCAGGTGGAGGCGGGCGTGGGATGCCGATACGGTGCCAACCGCAGCTGACGCAGGATCCGAAGCGGGGGATGGTCGTGAGGCGAGACGAACTGATGGCGCGCGAAGCGTCGCTGAAAGTGCAGTTCAGCGAGGCGTTCGAGGACCACGAGCTGATGCGTGACATGGGAGAAGCGGAGGCCCTGCGAAAGTGTGTAGCGGAGCTCGCTCACGTCCGCCGCGAACTCGCCGTCTACGACGAGGAGCAGGCCGCCCGCGACCGTGGCGAACCAGACCAGCACTACGTCCTCACAGTCCACGATGCACTGAATGTCACCGAGAACGCCGGGCCGTCACCGACCTTGGCGCCGCGCACGGTCCGATGCCCCGACTGCGGCCAAACCGCAGGCCTGCGAGTACACGCGATCGGCGATGCGGAACACGCCACCTGGGTGACCTGCGACCAGGAGCACCGATGGACCGAACCCACGATCCACTACCTGGATGTCCGTGATCACGTCCGCCGCAGCCAGGGCGTGACGATCGACTGACCACCGCCCCGCCGCGCGCTCCACGTGAGGCTTGCGCGGTCATCGTGCGGCGGGCGGTTCGATGAACTGCACGGCGGGCGGCGGGAGCACCTGGCCCCCGAGCTGCCCGACCGGACGGCGCGGCGACGGCAACGACGGGGCCGCGGCCTCACGCTCACGCGGCTCAGGGATGGGCTTCGGGCCGAACTCGGCGGCCTGGTCGCCACCCGCGACGCGCGAGTACGCCTCGGCGTCCTCGGCCTCCATGTCCCGGATGTCGGTGTCGGAGTAGCCCAGCGAGCGGCGGGCGAAGCGACGCGGCAACAGCCGGTCCGCCGAGTACAGCTTCACGGCGGCGTCGGCCTGCGCGGCAAACGTCGGCGTCGCGGCATCGCTCCACTGAGACTCCATTCGCAGCGCCTCAGCGGGAATCCGGCCGTCGCGCACCATCAGCACGATGCGCATGATCTGTTCCCACGAGTCGCCGAACGTGCGCTGTCGGCGTTCCGCCCGCTTGATGTGCCGCGACTCCGACGAACGGATACCGTCCGCCGACGCGGGGTTTTCCGTGGCATAGCCCAAGAAATGCGGTGGCAGCCCGGACAGCGAGGACACCACGCGGGCCAGGGTGTTGAGCGTGGCGTGGAAGTTGCCGAGATCGGCTTCCGGGAACTGGCCTACGGCAACGCCGTCTTCCTTGGGAGACTTCGGCGACGCCCACAGCACACCGGCCACGGACTCCCACGGCGTGAGCGGTTTCCCGTTCGCGTCAACGAAATCGTCCTTGTCGAAACCGAGCGCCCACCTTCGCGGCATCGCGTGATACTCGGCGCTGATCATCATGTCCGTGGCGATCTTGCACGCCGCGTCGGACAGCGGGAGAACGCTGATCAGCTCCGAGCGCCCGAGCCGGGGCGGCGCGGTGCGGCGTCGGCGGATACGCGGCCGGTTGATGATCGGCACCACCGGCACGGTACCCATGCCGTGCTCGTCGCGGTCGATCTCCGACCACGTGCCGCCACCGTTGTCGCTGGAGTACCACACGGTTTCGTTAGGCAGGTACAAGGTCGCGTAGGCCTCGGTGTAGCCGTCGCCGTCCTCTTCGTACTGCCGTTTCAACGCCGCTCGGACTTCGCGCGTGCGCGGGTCCAGATCAACGTGGACCTCCAGCGGGGACTCGACCGTAACCAGCGGGGTGGACGGCGTTTTCTCGTTGCTGCCCACGATGGCGTAGGCGCGGCCGAGCGCGAGGGCGTCCACGTGCGCCTGTTCGGAATGCAGGTCCAGCCGGTTGGCTTGCCAGATGTGCCACAGCTCCCGATCCGCCGCAGCCTCACCGCCGAGCCGGAACCCGGTGACGTCCAGGCGTTCATCGAGCGAATCCACAATCAACTGAGGCCAGTTGATCACCACGGAGCGGAGCCGGGAGTCCAATCGCCGCAACAGTTCCGGGTGCATGTAGGACAGCGGCTGTTCGCCCTCGTAGTAGGCGTCCAGTAGTTCGAGTTCGGGGAGCTGGGCGTTGTGCAGCCGCGCGAGGCGGGTCACCCACTGCTCGGGGGACAGGGTGAACTTCGTGGTGAGGGCCACAGGCGACCACCACCAGGAAGATTCCAGCCGGGCGCGACAAGCTGTGAGCCGTCGCCTACCGTGCGTGCTATGGGAGAGACGCAGAGGTCAGAGTGGGTGGTGCGGGCTTACGCCTCGCTCTACAGCGAGCTGGCCGCGTGGTACCGGCCGTATGCCAGCCGACCGACGTTCAACGTTCGCTTCAAGCTGTCGGGGGCCAAGCAGCATGACGAGCACGCCGAGGCGATGCCGGAACTGTTGGGGCCGGTCGTGCTGGTGGCCGGGCGACCGGTGCTGGAGATCCTTCTCCCGCTGGTGGCGTCCTTGACGCAAGCCGACGAGCTGCGCCAGAAGGGCGCGGACTATCCGCGCCTCGCGGAGGAGGTCGAGCACGTCGGCGCTCAGTTGTCCGCGCTGCTGGACGCGATGCGCCAAGACCTCGGCCAGGACCCGGTGCAGCTCGCGGCGCCGCTGCTCGTGTGGGCCTAACCCATCACGACCATCCGGCCTGACTTCTTCGGTTTCGCGCCGCGCAGCTTCCATCCGCCCACGGCCATCGCGGCGGTGGGCACGGCGTCGATGCGCTTGCCGGTCTTGCCGCGTTCGGGCTTGTCGGGCCGGATGAGGTCGGGTTCACCAGCGGGGTGGCGGACCTCGACGCTGTCGAAGCAGTACTCGGCCACCGGGTTGCCGTGGTGCGACCAGCCCCGTGACTTGGTCAGCGCCATCAGCTCGGTCATGCCGTGCGTCATGCCCTTGTAGGTCTGCGGCACCGGGTACATCGGAACGCCGGTGCGGCGTTCCAGCCGCTGGCGGACAGGTTCGCCGGACCACTCGTCATAGGAGATGTCCGCGACGCGCACGAGTCCGGTGTCGGCGGTGATGTCGTTCTCGATGACGTCGTAGTCGATGACCTCGCCGTCCGTGGCCGTGATCCAGCCCTGGCCAACCCACTGGGAGATCTTGCCCTCGGTGCGCTTGTCCAACGCCTCAACGGCGGTCTCCGGCAACCAGAACCGCCACAACGCGGACGCGTGGCCGTCGATGCCGCTCGGGATGATCAGGCACCACGCGGTGAGGTCCATCTTGGACGCGAGGTCGAGGCCACCCCATGCGGGGCGGCCGGCGTGCAGCTCCCGCAGCCGAGCCGGAGGCGTCGCATCGGTGCCGGTGCACAGGAGGTAGACGTGCATCGGCATCCACCGGGACGACTGGCTCACCCACTGGTTGAGCCGGAATTGCCGGAAGACGTTCTCTTTGGCCGGGTCATTGCGGGCTTCCAAGGCTTCTTCCCGAAGCGCCTCGAGTGACAGGAAGTCACCCAGCGCGGGGTTGGCCAGGTACCAGTTCGCCTCGTCCCACGGGTCCGCGTCCTCGGGCAGATTCCTGAGGAACACGAACCGGTGCGGGGCACGGTCGGGGTTCTCGGCGATCTTCACGCACTCGTCGTGCTCGGCCCGCGCGAACGACGTCGGATCGTTGCCCGCGGTCGTCGCCGCGATCAGCAGCGGCTCAAGCCGGGTACCCATGCCCGTGCGCATCGCGTGCCAGAAGTCGCCCGAGGGCTGCGTCAGTACCTCGTCGAAGATCACCGCCGAGGGGTTGGAGCCGAGGTTGCCCAACGCGTCCGAGGGCACGACCGCGTAGACCGAGTTCGTCTTCTCGTCGACGATGCGCGCGCTGTGCTCGATCACCCGCAGCCGGCGAGACAGCACCGGGGACAGCTTGACCATCCGCGCCGCGACGTTGAACACCAGCTTCGCCTGCTCGGTGTCGCGCGCGCAGCCGTAGATCTCCGCGGACTCGACGCCGTCGCCGACCAGCATGTACAGCGCGACGAACGCCAACAGCTCGCTCTTGCCGTTCTTGCGGGCGATCTCGATCCACGCGATGCGGTAGCGGCGCACGTAGGACCCGGATTCGGTGTCCCAGCGGACCTCACCGAACAGCGGCCGGACGATCTCGTCCCGCTGCCAGTCGGCCAGGATGAACGGCTTGCGCGCCCAGCGGTCTTTCGTGTGGACGCAGATTTCCTGCGCGAACGCCTGCGCGTGGTCAGCGCGAGGAACACAGAAGTGGTTGCCACGCCTGCGACAGCGGGAGCCGTCGAACTCGCGGCCGCACACCGGAAGCCGCGGGGCCTTCGCCTTCGTAGTGCTGGTGGTCTTACGAGAGGAGGCGTTCCGCGCCGCCCTTGTTGCCATCGCGGCCCACCTCGACCTTGATGGACTGCCGATCCGACGGCGTGAGCCCGAACCGGGCGGCGAACTGCAAGAAGGTGCGCTCGGCCTCGGCTTGCACCTGCAACGCCGGGTTCTTCATCAATCCCGACCCGCCCTGCACGAGCAGCGCCGAGCCGTTCACCAACGCCGTGGCGGAGCGGTAGCGGGCCAGCGACTCGCACAGGACCAGGAACGCGTCCACGTCCCACGCGGTCAGCACTCCGCGTTCCTCCAGGCCGGGGGCGAGTCGCTGCCAGATCGCGCGCGCATCGTCGGAAGCCCAGTCAGGGCAACGGATCTCGTCCTCGGGCGGCTCGGGTTCGTCGGCGTTGATCCGGTCGGCGCGGTCGCCGTGCAGGATGCGGAGCTTGGTCGGCTTCGCGGCCGGGCCGCGCTTGCCCATCGGCATCACCTCCGCACCGCAATGGGGGGCGGTGGGGGGTTGCTGGGGGGTGAATCGCGCCGAGTGGTGCTCGTAGGCTCGTGATCGCGATACCGAAGCCAGCGGCGTTAGCCGAAACAACGCGAGTTGTGAAGACACACCCTGTGGCATTTTTCGCGGCGGGGTGACCGCTGATCAACCTTCCGGGTGGGGATAACCCTTTACCGGCAACAAGGGCGTCAACGGTCAACCGCTGCTGGATAAGGTGTCGAGTGCGCGGCGGCAGCCAGCTGCGGCGCTCGGTTGCTTGGTGCCTCTGAACCTTCCCGATACCGCGCGGGTTGGGGAGGCCGACCCTCGGCCCGCTGTGGACGTGTCGGCGGAGGTACCGAGTGAAGGAAGAAGAACACGCCCAGGACGATGAGTCTGAGCGTGAAGAGGAACGACGGCCCACCAGGAGTTCGCGCTCCGAGCGGGCCGCCGTCGTCCTCACTGTCCTGGTGCAGGTCGCGGCGTTGATCGGGCAGATCAGCGACCTGTTCAGGTAGGCGGCCGGGTGGTGCACGCATCGCGTGTGCCACCCGTTCCGTTTCGGCCACTGGGCGGTGCCGCTGGTGTGGCCAGCGGCCACCCGTTGGCCAGTGGCCATGTTAGACATCTAAGACAACCCGTGCTCGGCAGAGCACGCGCAACCGTTGGTCATGACGGGATTTTGGTTGCTTGCGGCGTAGGCCTACGAGCCCGAGCTTCGGCTTCGGGATGGGCTGGACGCGCGGCGCGTGATGCGACGGAACGCGCCCGCGACCATACGGCCGAGACGACGACGCAAGGGAATCACTCCTCTCCGGTGTCGGTGGTGGGCATGTCGACGCCGAGCACGGCGGCGGCGGCTCGGCCGTCGAGGTACTTGTCTCCGATGTGCATCAGGCGCGCGGCGGCGAGAAACGCGTCTTTCTCCTCACGCGACTTGAAGCAGAAGACGAACCAGAACTCGGAGTCCGTGGCGAGGCGGAAGCGCTCGTCTTCGCGCTTGGTGCGTTCGCGGAACCCGATCGCGAGCGCGTCGAGCTCGGCGCCGGCGTCGGCCGCGAGGTCGCCGGAGTACTCGACGTCCTGCAGGGGATCGGGCTCGGGCTCGGCGTTGAGCTGTGCCAGCAGGTCGGCGTTCGAGCTGGGGCCGCCGAGTACAGCGGTGGACTTGAGCTGTGCCAGCAGATCGGCGTTGGGGTCAGGCGGCGAGGTTACGGCGGAACACCTCCAGGTCGGCGAGCGGGAACCACTGCAAGATCCGCTCGTAGTCGTCGGGCGCGTGCTGGCGGATCGGGTCGAGGAACCGGAAGTCCAGGCCGTCGAAACTCCTGCCGAACCAGCCGTACTCGGGCGGCAGCGGGCAGTTGTGCCGTTTGAGCGCGTCGCGGACATCGGCAATGCGCCAGTCCCACACGATCGACACCTTGCGGACGCTGTCGCGCTGGGGGCCATGGGTGACCATCGCCATTCGCCGGTTCGGCGAGTCCGCGGCGCGCACGCCGTCGGCGTTCCAGGCGCCGGCGTGGCCCAGGTCTTCACGGATCATGTCCGCGACTTCCTCATACGTGGGTTCGGGCAGTTGCGCGGCCTCGATCACCGCCGCCCGCTCGGGCGGCTGGAACAGCAGGCTGTTCAACCAGCGGTACAGCGTCGGGTGCGGAAGGTTCAGGATCGGGGTCTGGAAGAAGTCCTCGTAGAACTTCCTGCTGTCCTCGATGAACCGCAGCCCCGGCACCAGGTACAGGTGATACGGGACGACCGTGATCCCGGCCTCGCGCATCGCCAGCCACGCGGCGATGCTGTCCTTGCCTCGGCTGAAGCCGAGCAGAACCGGTTTTCCTTCGGCGGCGAGCTCGGCGCGGATCTGCTCCGAGGTTGTGATGCCGTCGATCTCGATAGGCAGCGGATCACCTCCAGGTCGTGTGATGCGGGGTGCATCACGTGATGCGTGGCGCATCACGAACGGCGGTCGGCGGGGGAGTGCGCACGGGCGGCGAGCCGGGACACCGTGGACTGCGCGACGTTCGCGTGAGGCGCGATCCGCCGTTGCGCGATGCCGCGTTGCACGGCTTGGCGCACAAGGGATTCCCAGCGCGCGGTCCACGCGGCCACCTGGTCGGCGGCCTGCTCGATCTCGTCGAGCAATTCGTCTGGGTCGCGGCCGGCGTCGGCGGTCACGGGTCGGCTCCGCGGACGTGGGTTCGGCCGTCGGCAAAACCTGACCGGCCTGAAACGGCCCTCAGTGGCTTGTGCCCTTGGACGTGCCGGAAGGGTCCCTCCCCTGGGGGTGGCGTGCGGCCCGAGCGGGCGGCGTCGGCGGCGTGGCTCACGGGCTGTTCCACCCTCCTCGGGTCCTCGGGTCCTCGGCGGTGGCCTTGGCATGGCACGGGGCACACAGGCCACGGCCACGGGCAGGGTGGTCCGGGTCCAGGCCAGCGGCTACCAGCTCCCTGCGGGTCAGCGGCCAGTGATCGGCCACGGTGGCCGGAGCGGAGCAGGGACGGCCGGTGTGGGCGGTGCAGTCCAGGCGGTCACAGCGGCACACCCGGTCACGGGCCAGCACAGCCGGACGGAACCGGGACCGGTGGCCAGCGGTGTAGCCACGCTGCGCGCTGGTCCCGTGCGCACGGCGGCCACGGGAACGGCACGGCTGGCAGTGGCCACCGGTCCGGGTGGTGTTCGGGCACCCCGGACGGGTGCACGGGCGGGCAGCACGGGCAGGCACGGCCACCCCCGGACATGAGACAGCCCCGGCACGGTGTGCCGGGGCTGTCGGGTGCTCGGTCGGGACCGGGCGCCTAGCTCACGAACCTGCGGGCAAGCTGCCAAGCGGTCTTGCTCGGGTTGTTCTTGTCCGCGAACAACGTGGTCATCGCACGGTCGGTGTCGGTGTCACCGGTCTCGGGGTCGAACTGCTGGAACACGGTCAGTGCGGCGGTCAACGCTCCCCACGCGGTGCCCGCGATGTCCTTGGTGATGTCCACCCTGCCCTCAAACAGAATCCTCATCAGGTTGATGCACATCTGGTGACGGGTGCGCTTGGCGTGCGTGCCGGTGTCACCGGGGTACGGGAACAAGGTGTTACAGAACTTGCTGAACTCGTCTGCCGTCAGCGTCCGCGCGAACAGGCTCTCGGCCGCTTCGGTGAACCACTGCGTGTAGGTGTGGAGCAGGTCCAGCCCGGAACTGGTCTCGGTGATCCGCTTGTCCGCGTCATCGGCGGCAGTCAGGGTGATGTGGTTGGGGCACTTCAGGAACTCGACCGGGTGGACGGTCTGCGTGGCTACCCGGACCGGGCTGATGATGAGCTTGGAACTGCGGGCGGACACCAGGGAGCTGATCACCACCACCCGGAACTCAACCGGGTCTTTGCCACCCACCATGAGCTGTTCGGGAACCCGGATGCTGGCGAACGCGGCCTTGTCGTTCCACAACGGTCCGGCCGGTCCGGTCTTGGCCTTGGTCTCCTTCATGATCGAGGCCAGCATCTCGCCCCGGACCTCAATCGGAACCGGCACCTTGTTCGAAGTGGTGGAGCTGATGAACTTCCGGCCGTGCGGTGCGTCCGGGTGCGGGCGGACCAGCCCCCACGTGTTGTCCATCTCCAGCGGCACGGCCGTGTGCTCCGCGTCCACCAAACCCGTGTCGTTGGGGACGTCCGCCAGCATCAAACAATTCTTCTTGTGCTTCTCGCCTGCCGGGGCTTCACATTCGGTGCAGTTGTCCGTCTCGGCCAGCACCACCGCCGGTTGCACCTTCACGTTCCATTCGGACAACTGAGCTTTCTTCAGCAGCTCGTTCACCGAGCGGGAGCCATTGACCGCCGTGGCGAGCCGCGCCCACGCATCCTTGCCCGGCTTGATCGGCTCCACGGCAACGGGCTTGGCCTTGGTCTCGGCCTTGGCGGGAGTGCCCTTGGCGGCCGGAGCCTTGGCGGCCGGAGCCTTGGCGGGTGCGGCCTTGGTGCTGCTGGACTTGTCAGCCGGGGCCTTGGCGGCTGCTGGCTTGGCCGGAGCCTGAGCCGGGGCCTTGGCGGCCGGAGTCTTTGCCGGGGCCTTGGTGGGGGCCTTGGTGGCCTTAGCGGCAGGCTTGGCGGCTACGGGCTTTGCAGCGGCCTTGGCGGCAGGCTTGGCGGCCGGAGTCTTCTGGGCAGGGTCAACCGGTGTGGTCATTGTTCGGATTTCCTCTGATTGCTCGGACAGCACTCATTCAGTGGTGCTGTTCGGTGTGAGCGGGAGACACCACAAACATAGCGGCATTTCCGGGCCTCACAAGCAATTCGGAGACTTTCCGGACAAAGTGACGACGAATGGGTTAACGCATTGATTTACGATCTTCGGCGACGGATCGCAGGAAAAGAAAAGGCCTGCGAACGGGGTTCGCAGGCCTTTCCGGTCCTCATGCGTGTTGTCTCACCAGCTCACAGAGGAACGTGTGCCATCCTGCCGGACAACCCGCGCACCGTCGAGCCCCCGTGATCAACTGTCGTCGCGCGCACGCTTGTCCTGAATCCGCGTCAGCGCCTGGCGGACGATCGCGCGCATCCTGAGGTTTCGTTCGATGCGCGCCAGTTCGGATTCCGTGAGGGTCCACGTCCAGCCGACGGCGTAGCCGATCATCGTCACGGAGAATCGGTTGTGTTCGCGGCAGTAATTCAGCATGTCGCGGGTGAGCAGGTCCATCACTTCCTCGGCGGTGGTGGCCAGCCTCACGAGCGCGGCGTCACCGTCGAGGCTTGCGATGAGCCCCAACACGTTCACGGCCCGGCGGTCACGTTCCACCTGTGCCCGCAGCATCTTCGCGCGCTCGGCCATCGTCCCCCGCACGCCCGCGCCGTACCTGGTGAGCTCGACCGCGCGCTCCGCCCACATCTGTTGAGCTTCGAGGCTGTGGAACAGGCCGCACGCACACGTCGGCCGGGGGTCCCTGCTCATCCGGATGTACACAATCTTGTTCGTCAACGACTTTCCCCTTGTACGTCAACACAATGTGATCGGTGAAAGCCCGGCGACGACCAGGACGGCCGCCGCCGGGCGGGCTTACCTCGCGGTCACCTCGACCCACAGCACGTCCACGTCGCGCACGCCCCGGTGCGGGGTGATGGCGTGGACCCACGCGAGAAGCTCGGCGCGGCCCGCGTCGGTGAGGTGGTAGGGGACCAGCTCGGCTCCCCGCGCACCCACGGGCGGGGCCACGAGCCCGCGCCGGATCGCCCGGTTCCGCGCGGCCGGTGTCGTGGCGTCCTCCAGCAGCCACGGCCAGGTGAAGCCCACGGCCAACATCCACAGGACACGAAGCACCTGCTTGTCCTCAGCCAGCTTCAGGAAAGCCTCGGAGTCGCGGGTGATCGGGCCGGGTTCGACGGGCCGCTCGTCCTGCACGAGCGCCGGGCGCTCGTCGGTGCCGCGCATCGACGGAACGCTCTGTGCGTCCGGGTGCACGGCGGGGATGGCATCGGCGGCGGTGTGCTTGTTCACCATCCGGTCACATCCCGCCACAGCTGCTGAAAGCGCGGGTCGCGCCGGTGCGGGGTGACGGCGTTCTTCCACTGCCACCACGCCGCCAGGCCCTCGGCGGTGAGCTTGAGCCGGGTGTCCCCGACGACCCAGCCGTACTCGCGGCACTGGTAGACGGCCATCGGGTCGGTGCGCTCCCGCAGCATGTCGGTTCCCAGATCCAGGTACAGCAGGCACAGCACGTTCATCACGTGCGTGTCCAGGCTCAGGGTCTGGTGCAGGGCGGTCAGTTGGGTGTCTGTCAGGTTGACCGCGTACAGGTAGCGTTCGCCCGCCTCGGCGGCAGACAACGCGTCCAGCGGTGGAGTACTCTCACCCACGTCAGACGTCCTCTCGGAGTTTCCGTTTTGGTTTCCGCTCCGCGAGGACGCCAGACCACACCCTGGGGCTGTGCTAGCAGCCGCCAGGGCCTTTCTTTCCGGCCTGGCGTCCTCGGTGACAAAGCGGCGGTCAGGACTTGGCTGCGGAGAAGAACAGCCCAGGTTGGTGGTCGTGCGCGCGCTGCTGTGCCTCACTCAAGAGATGCACGGTGCAGAAGAACCGCCGGTCCAGCCCGTCGCCCGGGTGTGTCCAGTTGAACTTCTCGAAGAAATCCTCAACCGAGTTGTGAAGTTCTTCCGCCTCGCACGTGTACAAACCCGGTGCGATGAACAGGAACTCGTCGGTCAGGTTCATGACCTTCACCACGATGTTCTGTTCGCCGTTGTGCCAGAGTGCGAATTCCGTCCCGGTCGGTACGGTGACCGAATCGGCCGACCGAGTGATTACGCGGTACATGCATTCGGTCAGCTCGGTCAAACTCATCAGCCGGGTGCGGCCGTAGTACGCCCCGTATTCCCGGCCGGTGTCGTCCTTGTTGGACATGGTGGGCCTTCCCGGACACGGACCGGGGGTGAGTGCTCACCCCCGGTCCTCTGCCCTTGTTAGCTGGCGGTCCGGGCGGTCCGGTGCTGGCAGTCACAGTCGGTGGTCAGGCTGACCACCTTGCCCACCCCGGTCATGTCCTTGGAGTCGGGAAAGCCCAGGAACCGGATTCCACACAGGGTGAATCGGCGGAGTGAAAGGTTCTCCATGTCCCACGGGCAGAACCAGTTGTACTGATTGATGGCGGACTCGTAGATTCCGCCCAGCGACCCATCCTCATCAGGGGCATCGGTACCGGGGGTGTAGAACTCCCAGCCCTTCTCAAGCGGGTAGGCGTTGCCCACAACCAGCGAAACGTGGTTGTTGCGGTAGTACCTGATGCTGAACTTGTCGGCAGACATGGCCATGATGTTGTTCAACATCATCTGGCACAGATCCGGCAGGTTCTCAACATCGGCACTCTCAAAGCACCCTGCCCCAAACAGCCTCTCATCCGGGTTGGCAGATATCCGGACGGCCATAGTCTTCCTGCTGTTCATAACCTCTGGGGTTTCCCTTCATTCCTGGTCAGGTCCGGTGTGCTAGCACCGGGCTGACTCACTTGCAAAACCATGATCTCCCAATTCATGGAATCGGGCAAGCGAATGGAACGTATTCAAGAAACTGTTTTTGCGAGTATGTCGCGCACATTTCTGACCAGCGGAAATGGGTGGTCGTGCCCCAAAGAAATTCTTGCGCGGACCACGTGCTGAGAACCGGGTTCCCATCGGGTCGAGCGCGGCCGGATCGGTGCGCCGTGGCCGGCGTGGGCGGGCGGCTCGGCGACGAGCGACCCTCGGCGAGGCGGCCGGCATGGGTCCGCGGGGCGAGGCGTGAGGGGAGGCGGGCGGCGGCGTCGCGCTCGTCGTGACGGGGAACGATCACGAGGTGCAGCGGTGCGCCGCCGCCCGCACGACGAAGGCCCCGCCGCAGTGGGATGCGCGGCGAGGCCTTCGGGGCGTGGTGTGGTCGGACGGTGCCGACGCGGAGTCAGGACACGAGCGTGACGACGAGCCAGGCGAGGCCAGCGACGACGGCGAGGATGATCAGCACGGCGGCGAGGGTCAGGCCGATGATGACCTTGCCGACCTTGTCATCGGGACTGCGTTCGCGCCAGCGGCGGGACAGGCGTTCGGGTAGCGCGTAGGACTGGCGGCGCTGCTGGGGAGTCATCGCGTCGTAGTCGGCGCGTAGCTCTGCTACTCGCTCGGCTTCCTTGCGCCGCAACAGGTCTCGAAGTTCGGGATCAACGTCGTTCATTGCGCCTCCGGGTGCACGGGCACAGGACCACGTCCAGGTGGCCGGTCGGGTCGACGCGTCCCACCGCGCGTTGCTGTCCGCAGGTCGGGCATGGCCGGTCGCGCTCGTGCTGGCGGCGGCGCCGCCACTGGGCGACGGCCTCGGCCAGTTCTCGCAGAGATCGCATCGTCACGCATCATGCCGCACCCGCGCGCATCGTGTGACCGAACGGGTTGGACGGCGCGGACCGCCACACCCCGCAACGCCACGATGCCCGCCGCACCGGGGGGAGGTGCGACGGGCATCGGGTTGGGGGGTTCTGGGCACACGTGTCCCAGTGCTGACCATTATGCCAACTGAAACGACTGAAGGTCAACTACTCGGCATCGTCACCGTGTGTGATCCCGGTCACGGCGAGGGTTTCGTGGGTGAGCTGCTGGTCCAGCATCGTGTTCAGCTGCGCCCACACGTCCAGGCCCCACCGCTGACCGCACGCGGCGCAGACGGCTTCGACCTGGTCGGCGTCGATGCGCAGTGCCGGGCGGCGGACGTAGTCGCCCTCGTCGTCGGACCAGACCTGTACGACGTCGACGCGGCAGACCGGGCACGCCCGCCCGCGCAGCGGAAGCCGCGGTTCGGGGTCGAGCAGCTGGCGGGCCTGCGCGACCCAGCGCGTGGACTCCTCGGCGGCCCAGACCACGTAGTCCGGGGCGGCGTGCTGCCAGTGCTCGGCGTGCTCGGCCCACGCCTGCACCTGCTCGGTCAGCGTGGTCCACTGCGGGTGGTCGTGGGTGCGGCAGCACTGCCGGACCTCCCGGCGGATCGACGCCAGCAGCGACAGCGCGCCCAGACTCGCCGGAGGCCGGGAACCCTGCGACGGCTTGCCGGTGACCGCCGAGCCGGGCAACACGGCCTCCTCGACCTGGCGCAGCAGGGTCAGCACCTCGGCGGTCTCGGTGATGCCGTTCGCGCGGTGCACGGTGTGCAGGCCGGGCCGGACGAGCTGGTCCACGGCGACCTCCCAGGACAGGCGCGCGGTCGCGGCCTCGTCGCGGCTGGGCATGGCCCGGTAGAGGTCGTGCGCGTCGGGGTGGGCGACCTCGTCGGCGATGTACTGGCGGGCGGCGGTCATGCGGAAGCTCCTTGCGTGGCGGTGCCGGACGCGGCAGCGCCGGACGAAGACGAGTTGGCGCGCTTGGCCTCGGCGGCGCGCAGACGGGACGGGTGCATCCGGGTCTCGCGGTCGCGGATCTCGCGCTGGCGCTTGTGGTTGCGGGTCAGCGGAATGCACGGGGTACCGGCCGACGCCCTGCAGAACGGGCACGGCACGGTGCGGGCGAGTGCGTGTTTGGCGTGGCCGGTCCAGCCCATCAGCTCGTAGACCTTGCCGATGCCTTGCGCGCCCGCTTCCTGGTCCGCGGCCCTGTCGCGCGGCAGCGGCGGCCGGGCTGAGCTCGGCGTGCCCGTGGCGGCCGGCCTGGACCGCGCGAGTGTGATCGACTGGGCGATCTGGGCCGCCGTCACGTGCCGGACCTTCTCCAGCGGGAGCGTGCTCAACGCGGCGTGGCACTCGCCTACGGTCCGGCCGCGCAGCTCCCGCAGCCACTCGGTCACCACGTCCTCGGGCGCGGTGTCGCCGGGGGTGATCCGGTAATGCGCCAGCAGCGCCCGCATGGTGCTGCGGGTGAGCTGTTGGGCGTTGGGCGCGCTCATGCCGCAGCCCCCAGCCCGGCCGGATCGACCGGGGCCGGATCGAGCGGGGGAGCGCCAAGGCCGGTGGTCTCGTTGAGCGCGCGTTCCAGGATCGCGTCCAGCGTCGCGGCGTCGGCGTGGGCGGGCAGCTCGGCGCGCACTGCCAGGCCGATCGGGCTCCGGTCGTCCTCGGCGATCGCGTCGGACCGGATCGCCTCCCAGGTCGCCGCCATCATGCGCTCGCGCTGGCGGACCTGTGGCGAGGCGTTGACGGTGCGGGCGCGCATCACCTCGCCGACCAGCTCCGGGAGCATCGCCGTGGACAGGCACTTACCCGCCCACAGCCGCAGGCCTTCGGCGATGGCCGCGGGCTCGACCTCGTCCCGCAACAGCCCGATCACCTCGCCGCGCAGCTTGTCCAGGACTCGCCGGGGCTGGCGCGGGCTGTGCAGGGTCACCAGACGCTCGGCTTCCTGGCGGCGCAGCTGCCGTGCCGACGGCGCCTCGAGTTCGCGATCCGTGCCGGCGAGGGCAGGAGCATCGGCGGAGTCCCCGGCGATCGGGGCGGCCTCGCGTGTACGCGTGGGCGCGTCCGTGCTCGCAGGCATGCGCGCGGGGACACCCACTTGAGTTTTATCCAACGAGAGAAGAAGTTCTCCAGTCTCCATCTCCGTACTCCCTTCTCCCCGACCTCGCGGCGAAGGGTCCGCGGAAGGGTTCGGCGAGGGGTTCCCGGAAGGGTTCGCCGGAGGGTTCGCGGAGGGTGCGGCCACGGTCGGCGGGGCCGTGTCGAGCACGGGCGTCGAGCCGGTGACGCCCGTCCCGGCTGGGGTGGTGGCGGGCGTGGTGCGGGCCGATCCCCGTTCCGCCATCGCGGCCATGACCGACCCGGGCAGCTCCCGCGCGCCCGCCTCCAGCTCGTCCGCGGCGACGGCCGGCGAAGGGCCGGTGATCTCGACCGGCAGACGCCGCAGCTCGGACGCCAGCGCGCGACGCAGCAACGGCGACTCGATCTCGAACGCGGACCGCAGCGCGGCCCGCAACACGTTGGGCTGCTTGAACAGCTTGTCCGAGCGGATGAACGAGCGGATCAGCAACTCGTCCGTGTCGTGGTCCGTGACGGTGAAGCGGGCGGCGTCCAGCTCGGACAGCGCAGCACGAATGCTGTCGGTGTCCTGGTCCGGGTGCGCCTTGCTCCAGCGCTTCACCGACACGGTGAGCTCGCCCGAGTAGGCGAGCTTGCGCTGCATGCACAGCTGGACATAGACGATCTTGGCGAGCGCGGACAAGGCGATGAAGTCCGGGTCATCCCACATGGACAGGTAGAAGCGGGCGTGGTCGCGTGCCACGGTTTCGTTCCCCCATAACAAGAATCACGGTGTGCGGACAGCACGAGATGGCCGCGCGGCACTGCGCGGCAACACAGGACTGGTCGGTCAGGCGGCGGACTGCTCGGCGGTGCGCGCCGCTATCAGTGCGGGCGCGGCGAGATTGAGCGCATAGATCGGCATCAACTTCCCCCCGTTCTTGCCCTTGCTGTCGGTCGAGCGCACGTAACGACCGGTCCGGACCAGGACATCGAGCGAGAGCATCCGCCGCACGGTCACGCCGACCATCGGCGGCGCAACCCACGCAGGAATCCGCGCACGCCAACGGTTCGACGTCGTCTCACGAAACGGATCGGCCAACGCGTCGTTCACGATCACGGCCGTCACCGCACACACGTTCGCGCGGTTGCGTGGCTCAGCGGCCAGCAACGCGGCGATCTGCTCGATGGTCGTGCCGTAATCCAGCGGCAAACCGATCAGGTGCTCGGCGATCTCAGCGGCGAGATCACCCAGCACGGCCGGGGCATCCCCAGGGCGAGCCCGACCGGTCCCCCGGGACCGGCCGGGCTTCGTCCGGGTGCTCACGCGGCAGGCAGCAGCTTGAACTTGCGTACCGGGATGATGTCCTCGCACATGCGCGCGACATCCGGGAACCGTTCCTGAACGAGCTTCGGGGAGGTGAACACCCGCGAGTCGTTGGTGTACTCGACCACGGCCAACCCGTTGATGGTGCCGGTCACCTGATCGCCCAGGCGCTCCTTCAACCTTGAGCGCAGCTCGTCCTTGAGCTTGCTCTGACTCTTGATCGACTCTTCGACGATCCGCAGCAGCTCGACGTCGTGCGCCAGGTCGTCCAGCGCGACCGAGCCAGCAGCGGACACAGTGGTGCTGTTCTTCGTAGACAT